AGCAGGGTGCACCATTTTTTTAATTTTACTACCATTAGCTGGTGCATCATAAATTCTATCAGGCTCCCCGGTCGGTGCATAGTAAATAATAACACCGTTTGCATTTAATTCCGGCATAAACTCAGGAACACCATTTGCGTTTATCTCAAGATTGAATTTTGCAATTCGGCCGGTAGCTGTATTGCTATTCAACTCCCATTCTTCTGTTTGATTATACCATTGGTCTGCAGTTACAGGTACTAGAGTACCATCTGGATAATGTGTGACTGTAGGATCAGCTGGGCTGTAATTATTGATGGTGAATGTATCTCTAACCTCTACCCAGAAGTTATCACTACCCAATATAGGATAATATGTAGTAGCTACATCGGTAGTTCCCGGTGGGAATATCCACGAATCCACATTCAACGGGACTGGGGGCCCCCATGATGTGAAATGTGAATCATATTGGGCCCGTATAGGTGGTCTCGGTATTCTAGATCCTACCGATTTGGGGTATAGTATATCAGATACTACCTCACCAATCCTAGGGTTGTTTTTAAAATCAATACCGATGATTGGTACTAATTCGTTATCTCCAAAATTTAGCATTAAATCTTGCTTCTTATCAGAATCTAATGATGGTGGATTTATGTAATTATATAAACCACTAAATGTACTATTATCAAATACTGATAATTCTAATTCAGTTGAATCTGCAGATATGTTGATAACATCCGATGGGTTTGCTAACGTATCAATGAAGTTATATACGGTACTGTAATAACCCTTTGTTATTCCAGCTAACCTCACATCATTTTCGGGATTTAATACTATATCGTAATCACCCCCAGTTGCAGTATCTAATGATATTACAGATTCTAACGGCGCTATTGTAGATGATATTAAGTTATCACCCGAATATACGTGCTTCTCAACTTCTTTCGAAATAAGGTCAGATTGTAGTATCGGTGTAGGTGTTAATCCCATCTTCGCCCGATCACTCATTGAGTATATCTCAGTATGTTCAACAGGCACCTTTGTGGTTGTTAGTATATTTTTATTTTCAAATCTATCGATTGCCATAATTCTGTTTTTTATATACTAATGAATGGGGTTCCTGTTGCATCGGGTAGAGCGTTTTGGTCCGCACTACTATTTGCTCCTGCTGATATTGTTATTGTATCCAATGAATTGGTATTGTATTCAGCGGGGATGGTGTATTTATGTGTTTTTTTAACACCGTTAACTTCAACATCCTGCTGTGATACTTTTACATTGATTGTTACTACATTCGGTACTGCCTCATATGGGTAATCCATATCATCTTTGTATGTTAATGTTAATTTATACCACCAATCTATAACATACAAAAAAGTGTTGGCGGTGTTCGCGCTACCGATTGTATCGGGGGTTGTAAACTGAATGATAATGTCACCACCTATCGTTGTTACCATTCGCCGTTCTTCTACAGATTTTCTTAATACCCATGCTGCCCTTGTTGATGTTGATCCACCCACAGCTGAACTCAATACGACTGGGATAATACCATAATGCCAATCCGATAATTCATTTTTTAGTGCAATTCGCCTACTATGTACACCATCTGGCATTACATCAATTGGGTGAATAAAACCACCCCAGGTAAATGAATCTTTATATCCAGATGTTTTTCTTTTATACATATGTACATTATATATCGAATATTGGGCTTGGCCGTAATCATATACATATGTGGCATAATCGTAATCATCATTTGTTCTGTACGATAATGGTCCTCTTAATTTCTCAGAAACAAAGTTCAATATACCATTACCCTGCATTCTATGATATTTACCATCCTCGATGTAATAATAACCCGATGCTCCTGGTGTATTCCCAATACGAATTAACTCACCATTCCACTTAAACGTACGTGAGAATGTACCTAAATTTAAATGTGGGATTTTAAGAATTGAATGCTCAAAGAATGGATTTGGTTCTAACAATTCCGTTGGATTCTCTGCTATTACTCTATTAAAATCACCCTTATCAAATATATTCCTTTGAGCTACCTTTAGTACATCAACATATTCATCTAATGGATCAGCATGTGTATATGATATTATTTGATTAGAGGTATTCCGTCTAACCTGTAAATTTGTGTTTGCCTGTCCTGCCATTATCTAACTACTTTAAATATATAATCATTAAAATACGATTGTGTTTCGTCTGTGTCTACTCTAAATTCAAACTGATAAAATCTTTCAGGTTGAAGTGTATTAAACCAAAAATCAAAATAATTCCCAGTTGCATCACAACTAAGTTTAGTATAAGTTGTATTAAATGGAATTAACACTAAATTAGTTTCAACATCAGTTACCTGGTAATAAGTAGTTTGTGGTAGATATTTTACATCAGTTAATAGTGATGTTGATGAGAAAGTTCTCTGTGGATATCGCTCTCTACCAACCATTCTAATACGTGCTTTTGAACTTTCTTTATATTCCGATAATAAATTCTTTGGATATAAAGTAATGTTATTAGCTGTCAATGGTGATAGTGAGCCTGTTCCGAATTGTGAATCATCCCATCTTACTTCTAACGTTGGAACATAAATTGTATGTGTTTCGCTTGAGAAGAATTTAGATGAACCATATCTGATAGAACCACTCTCTTCTGATAACGGTCTCTTTATAATAAATCCATTGTTATCTCTTGAACCACTCATCCAATCGTTAACATACTCAGTAACGTTTACGTTTAAATCTGTTGTGTATTTGTTAAAGGTTTGTGAGTATGATGTGTTATTTAATGATGCTGTATGCCAAGTACCACCACCATTATTATGACTGTATGAACCCGTTGTACCATTTGCAAATGAGCTTGTTGTCCACATTAAATCATTTCTATACTGCCAACTTACACCATCAGTTTGAATGGGTGAATCGTAAAATTGCCCCATCCCCTCTGACCAACTTTGTGAAACCGGATATACATCTAACTGATATTCTGATTGAACTTCACTTTCCTCAACTGATGTAAGGTTTAAATAAAATTCCTCTGGCCCACTTCCTGATATAGTACCATTAGAAATTGATTGTGAAATTGCTGTTATATCAAATTTTGTTAGTATTCTACTATTACCTATTAGTATGCTATTGGTATCTGTATCGTGGAATTTAGTTACTTCTAATACCCCATCCTTTCCGGTATTCTGTGCTTTTAATGCAGTTTGTTCATAGATGGTTGCATCTTTTTGTCCGTATATTCTATATATCATATTTTATCTCCTTAGAATGATTGGGTAATAACTTTTCCTCTAATATCACTATTGGGGAATTTAATTTCAAATATTGATGGATCTTTTGGTGGATATATAACCCCACCCTTAGATGCATTTTTAATACTATATTTATTAGATGCGTAATTACCATTAAATTTACAATTAATCTGTAAACCACCATTGTTATCGTTATCAGGACGAACTACACTTTGTACACCATCCACACCATCTAATAATACATAAATTTTTGATAGGTATATCGGTTCACTTATTCTCCAATTATCAATATTAAAATAATCTTTTAATTCTGCTATACATTTTAATAGAACTACATTTGAATTGTATTCAGGTAGTACTATTATTTCAAAATCAAGACCAATGTTAACAATATGTGCATCTTTAATATTAACTGCATCTGTTAACATTCTATAATACGATATGTAATTTAGAAGATTTGTTTTTGTTGCGTTGTTTAATGGAACACATTCTTTTAGATTGTTAAATCCTAATGTGTATAAATTCAATGCTAACGGGTTTGGTATTTCAGATGTGAATGGTAACCCATCTACTCTTTTATTTTCTAATTGATAATCCTGTGCTAAGTATGCTTTTGCTACTGAACCAAACTGTGGTGGTAGTGCGTAACATCTCATTACATAATCTTCTCTAGTAACAGTTCTGTTTTGTGCTGCAAACCACGCCATTGCGTTGTTACGGATTTCATCCATAGATTCTTCACTTCTCCCACCAATTGCTGCTTCTGGATTTGATACTGCTAATGAAGCTTTTATAAATCTTAATAACCCTGCATCTAAATTAATTTCATTTGCAACTGTAAGGGTTGACCCAACTATGTTTACTAAATCTTTTGCTGGAACGTTATCTTCTAACCCGTTACCAACTAAATACTCAACTGTTAGTGTTGTGTTAGATGGTGCAACTCCATATGTTTTTGTGTATAGGAAGTTTGATGGATCGATACCTTGATCGATATCCCCAACGATGTTATATAATGCAGACCCTACGTTATCTGGATTTGGAATGATTTCCTCATCTGCGTTATATGATATACCTGCTCCAAATTGAATCACTAAAGTTTGCTCATCTTCAAATCTAGTTATAAATCTTTTAGGAACTCGATTCAATGATAGTAAATATGGAGTATCCCCATTATATTGGTTGAAATCCGATGAGTTATCTGCGTTGTTTTCTATTTGCTCGAATACAGTATCTTGTGCTAAGAATGGTACACTCGTCCAAACATCACCATCTTCATCCTTTATATTAGTTATTCGAATTATATTAGGGTCTACTACTTTTATCTTATCATAAATCTTTGGTGAACCGAATGTGTATGTAGCCGTTTTGGTTGAACCACTTGAAGCCTTTACCTTTTTCTTTAAAAGATAATATACAGGTGCGCTTGTATTCTCATCTATCTGATATACCGAAACTTCAGTTGGGTCAAACGATGATGAAAACCCAAAGTTAACTTGAGTTACGGTATTGAATTGCACGTTTTGGAAATCAGTAGAACCAATTTTCATTCCGGCTGCTACAATCATAGCGTATGTGTAATCCGGCTTTACATTATCACCAGTCCCAATTGCTGGTACTAATTGAAATACATCAATTGTCGTTGATGCAGGTGCCACATTCTTTGGTTTGTAACCATATGCTGCTGATAAGTTAAATAGGTTATGTTTTTCTTCTGCGGTTGTTAGTAATGATTCTCTTAATTGAGTATCCGTATAGAATGAAAGAACATCACCTACATACGATGCCATTTCTATGAACATCATACCTGGAGATGATTCATTGAAATCAGTATGTGTATTTGGGAAGTAATTCTTAGAAAAATCTATTAATGTTTTTCTGAGTTCTCCAAAATCCTTTCCGATTAAGGATACATCCTTTTGTACTATACCTGTTTTATTTGCTTTTGCCATAATGTTTACCTGTTATTGGATTGTACCAACTCCTGCTGAATCTAAGAATAATATTATTTGTTGGTTTGAACCATCAAGTGTAACTTTAAATGTTAATGATATACTTACGTAATTTCTATCGGGTACAGAATCAACAATAATGTCTTTAATAACTATGTAGGGTAACCAATATTTTATATCATTTTCCAATGAAGTTTTTAAAGAATCATCTAACCCGGACTCAATTGGTTCAAACATTAATGAATATATATCAGAACCGAACTCAGGTTGGAACGGCCGTTCACCTTTTCGAGTTAATAATAGATTTTTTAAATTAGAAATTGATTGTTCTTCAGTTGTGTAACTCTGCTTAAACAATCCGTTTATCTTTCCAAATGGTAATGTAATCCCAATGGCTACATCCTTTTTAAAATCTACTGGGTTATATCGGTATTCTTTACGTTTAGCCATTAGTTATCTTCCCTTCTTAGCTTTTATTGCGTTCATTAATTCTGAATAATCTTTTGTTAATGCTTCTCCTACTGCGGCTACTTGTTCGTTATTAGTATCAACCGGCTTACCATCGATATCCGTAGTTGGCATCATATTCGATTGACCGTTCCCGTATCCGAGTGCATCTGCCATTCCAGCTCTATTAAATCCTTGCGCTTGTCCAGCACCGAATTGACCATCCATATTTTTCCACTCACCATCATTGGCCGTTTCGTTTAATATAGAATTCAACATAGGGTTACTTGTGTATTCCTTAGTAGCTGTCTTTGTTTTAATTCGGTCTGCGTTTAATATATGAGATACATCTAATGGATCTACCTCTTTGATTTTTTGTATTTGCTTAGGTTTACGAACCTCTTTGATAATTGGTTTAGATGATTTTCTTACCTCTTTTAAAAGTGGTTTCATTTCTTCTCTTACTACCTTTCTTACTATCAATTCTAATAGTTGTGCTAATTCTTTTGGTTTCATTTGTTTTTCTTTTATATAAATATTAAAAACTTTTGTTTTACACTAATCCTACCCAAGGAAAAGGTGGGCCCGGTATTGGTCCGGCCGGTGAGGGGATTAATCCGTTGTATAAACCCTGTACGGTTAGTAAATGTGTTGTGAATGCTAATATCAATTTTGCACATATAATATTCCCCATTGGGATGTTAGCCGGTGGGTGGGTGAATGCATTATATAACATCGTATCTAATGGTGATGGAGTTCCACCAGTCAATACGGTAACTCCCGATGTTGGTGATACGTATGGTGGTGGTGGTGGCATCGGGCTCCATTGAACTGATTGCCAAAACGAAACTGTTTCTGCTGCCCAAGTTGCAAACATTGCTGGTGTTGGTGAGTTCTCCGAATCCTTTATCTGATCTAATGCATTTAATATAGCATTTTCAATTCCAGTAGTCGGTGGTGCTGATATAATCATAGAACCCGGTATTAACATAATCATAGCCTGCTTTACTGCAGTACCATATGCATCTGCAATAATACCGGCTGTATCAGAGTGTTCTTTGTCTACTGCGTTATCCAATTGTGGAGCTACTGTCGATTGAAATGTGGGCCAAAGTACTGCCATATTATTGTGCCATCATTTTTAAATCAGATAATAGTTTTTGCATATCTGCTACATTAGTAGCCGGTCCGGTTGGCCCTACACCAGTCGCAAAGGTTGCTGTGCCTGATGTTAAATCTGAAACTTGTTGGATTAATTCTTCTAAGATAGTAAACATCTTATCCATATCCATTGCCCACGCAGGAGTTGCTATGTTTACGGATTCAGCGCCACTAAGTATAATGTAATCTGATTTTGAATTAAGAATAATTCTATCTGAATTTAATATAATTGATGGTGAATCGAATTGAGATTGTGCTGTTACACCTGTCCCTATATTAGATTGTGAAGTTGTTAGTTTAGCTTTCTGAGATGAAGTTAACCATATAGAAGATAAATCATCATCGATTTCTTCTATAATAAATTTGTTGTAAGAACCACCGGATTTACGGCCGTTACTTAATATTGTTATTGGGTCGTTTGATGTACCCGATTCCCACGATGGGTCGTGAGTTCCACCAGCACCACTAGGAGTGTTTCCAAATCGTAATGAGTGTCCGAATCTACCTTCAATCATTACATCACCTAAGAACGGCTGTAATGAACTCACATCATCACGCTCTTCAAATCCATCACCTAAATTCTTTTCAGAATCAGTAGCCCCGGATGGGTTTGGATTTCCAGCAGATGTTGATGAATAAGATGTTGATGAAGAACCACCAACTAATGTTTTGGCACCAGGTAAAGCATTATTATGTATGCTACTCTGCATTCCCGTTGGATTCATATAGTAATGGCGTGTAGTTAATGTACCACCTGCAGTTTCCGCTGCATCAGAAGATAACAGTAAAACCGATTCACCCAATATAGGAATTCGTTTAATATTAGTATCAAGTGGGTATGCCTCTACCGTAGTATTTACAGATCCATCGGCAGTTACTATAATTTTATATATATCATTTACATCATCATCAACTAAAATATAGTTTAGTACCGATGCGTTTTGGATTTTTATGTTAGCCATTAAGCTTCTCCATCTTCTTCTTTAATTGCTGCTATCTTATCATCGATTGCTTTAGCGTTTTCCATTAATTGCCTTTTCTCATCTTCTGATAATCCTAAACCACCACCATCTTCTGAGTTTGCATCTTTCATCATTCTTTGAACGATTGCTGCAAGTTTTACTATTTGTTCATCGTTTCTAATTGAAACTTCCATATACTCTTTTATTAATGGTACTACA